TGGGAATACAAACTCCGCACAGATGATGCCTTCTTACCCCAAAAGTATGATGATATAGAAGGCGTGGTAACTATATGAAGAAGTATCAGATAATATATGCTGACCCACCGTGGGATAGTAATGCACAATTTGGTAGGGATAAAAAGAAAGGCAACTCGCAACACTATCCTCTAATGACTTTAAGTAATATTCAGGAATTGCCAGTTCCTATACTAGCAGATAGTAATTGTGCTCTATTCTTATGGGTTGTTGATACGCAGATTTTTGATGCTCTAGCAGTTATAGGTGCGTGGGGGTTCAAATATAAAACCATTGCTTTTACTTGGGTTAAGAAAACTGTAACAGGTAAAGACCATTTTGGAGTAGGGCAATGGACTCGTAAGAATCCAGAGCTTTGCTTATTGGCTACTAAGGGCAATCCCAAAAGATTAAGTGCTAGTGTTCGCCAATTACAATATCATAGAGTTAGGGAACACTCACAGAAGCCAGACGAGATAAGGGATGCCATTGTTCAACTTATGGGCAACCTACCTCGCATAGAACTCTTTGCCAGACAGAAAGTAGAGGGTTGGGATTGTTGGGGAAATGAAGTAGAGAGTGATATAGAGCTATGAAGCCTATTTTTTACGGTAATGTAAAGGGCGGTAAACTTAAATTAGATAACCCCCAGAGTTATCTTGTTGAATTATCTAACCTTGAGGGGCAACGCATCGAATTAACCATTATAAAAGAACGCCACACAAGGTCGCTTTCTCAGAACAAATACTACTGGGGCGTGGTAATCGAGATTCTGTCATCTTATTTTGGCTATGACAAAGAAGAAATGCACGAGGCATTAAAGTTTTTATTCCTCAAGAAACACGAGGACACGCTTGTGACTGTAGGCTCTACTGCAAAGCTGTCAACTGTAGGGTTCACCGAATATATAGATAATGTAATAAGGTGGGCGGCAACTGAATACCAGGTTTGTATCCCGAGTGCAGACGGGGTTGAGTTATGACAGAAATGCACTGGCTCACAGATGAAAGTATGGAAAGAAAGTATGCGTTTAGTTATTTATATGCAATAGATAAGAGAGCGTATTACAGAGAATACCTTCGCTATTGGCGAGCATTGCAATCCGATGAGTATAAGCGAATAATATCAAAATGTAGCAAAGACTACCAGCAAGAGCATAGGTTGGAATACAACGCTTGGCGTAGAGAATACAGGAAACGGAAGCCAGTGCTTAACAGGGAAATAGAAAAAAGGAGATACCAAAAGCACAAAGAAAAAAGGAAACAATTTATTTATGCCTATATGGGGAAGAATAAAGTTGCAATGGCGAGAAAGGCAAGATTAATGAAGGCAAAGAGGAAAGAAAGAGTTCTAACTTATTATGGCAATGGTGTTTGTGCTTGTACTAGATGTGGCTTTGTGGATATACGCGCATTAACCATTGATCATATTAACAACAATGGCAATGTGCAAAGAAAAAAGACAGGTTGCCATGGAGGTGAGAAAATGTATAGATGGCTCGAGAATAATAACTTCCCCAAGGGGTACCAAACGCTTTGTATGAATTGCCAATGGATTAAGAGAGCAGAACATCTTATAACACAACATCTCGCTGGAGGTATGAACTAATATGAGTCCCTCTGAATTTAACTGGTTGTCTGATAACCGCTACGCAAAATTGAAATCCCAGATGAGCATGAGGATAGGTGCGTTATTATCGACTGTTTATTCTATGTATGGATACTCAAATTATGCTGCTCCTGTAACACATGAGATAATGGAAATGGTAGAGGAATCCTGGGACATAGTAAGGGGTCAAGACAAACCTCTACCGGAGCCGGATATAAGGCGGTGGGAATGAATAAAGGAGGCAGAGAATGATTAAATGGCTAGTTAATTATCTACGCACACCCTATGGTATATATCCCATTAACGAACTGCAAACTTGGGGGCATTGTGGGTGTTGTGGCAAACCTATAAGTGGTGAGGTGTTTCCTAAATACTGGGCTTGGGGAATATGCAAGAGCTGTAGAGAGGGGGGAAGATGAAAGTTATCTATGTAGCAGGTAAGTACACGGGGAAAAGTGAGTGGGAAATCTACAACAATATTCACCATGCTAGACTTGTTGCTCATAGATTGTGGGGTGAAGGATGGGCTGTTATCTGTCCTCATGCTAACACGGCGTTCTTTGGCGGTCCTGAGACACATGACATAGACAGAATGAAATGGTTAAATGGTGACTTAGAAATACTATCCCGGTGTGATGCTATTTATATGCTTCTAGGATGGGAGTGTTCGCTAGGTGCTAAGCAGGAGTATGCCGTTGCACGCAAACTAGGGAAGAAAGTCTATTTTGAGGATTAGAGTAAATGAGAAAATGCCCTTATCCAAAGAAATTAAACCGTACAAGAAAGGAGTGAGGTAATGGAAGTTTGGTCTTTAATTTGTTATGGGTTACTCTGTTTTGCAATAGGAGCAGTAACAGGGTATCTTATGGGAAAGTGTTAATATGTGGAAGAATGACGAATACATTTACACCAAAGGGATACTCGGCTCGATTGCGAAAAGCTACGACCACATTTATAATGGGATAGAAACGAAAAGTGGTATGCTGCTTGAAGCAAACACCCTTAGCATTGCTGAATATAAGGCGGACTTCGACAGAGCATTAAACGCCATAGGCCAGAGTAACTGGACTGGTGAAATAGACAATAAGGAGTTCATAGACTTCCGGTATTTTGGAAAGTTACAGTGCATTGTAATCGCTGACATTTACGGCATAGACGAGTTGGAATCATGGGGGTTTTACGATGTTCCCAGATTGAGGGGTTATGCCTACTCGGTAATGGTAAAATTTTTGAATACGGGTGAAACGGGTTTTGTATCTAGGTCGGTTTGACAGTGTGCTATAATTTTAGTATAAGGTGAAGAATGAGTTATATTGATATATGGGATGGTGTGAGACAAGACTTAAATCTCAATAAGGCTATGTTCCATATTGAGACTATTCATAATGCCAGGATGTGTCCTGAGTGTGGTCATTTTCTGCCGCTTGGTGATTTCAGTGAATTTTCCAATAGTTGTAATGATTGCGACAAAGAGTGGTTGGATGGTTTGCTACCCAAAGATACCGAAACTCCAAAGGGCAAGGCATTAGTTCGATTCCTGGCAAGGGTTCGGCATCCATTAAGATATACTTGTGTTGTTAGTGGTTGCAAAAAGGTCGGGGAACGTCATCACCCAGATTATAACAAAGCTACGGATATAGTGTGGCTTTGCTCTGAACATCACAGGGAATTACACAGGCGGTTAAAGCATTTCGAGGTAAGGAGGTCGTAATTGACTCTTTGCATAAGCCCACTAGTTAAGTTACCAAGTAATAAAGTTGTAGCTTTCGGTTATAAAGGGCCGATTGGGTCTAGTGGGCAGAGTATAACACCTAGTAGGTTTTATAATAGAGGTAACATAACTTAATAAGGGAGATTGAATAAGGAGAAGTAAATGTTTGTACCAGAGAATAATCCACCTTGTTATCAACCAGACTGTAATAAATGCCCGTTAAAGGATAGTTGTAGGAACTATAAACCCCCAGAAGTCTCTCAGTGTGCTACTCCATACACACTAACGAATCCATACATTACCACCTACAGAACTGCTATAGAGGGGTGAGCAACCGTAAACCCTCCGGAACTAGGCATAAGCAGGGAATGGAATGCGAATGCTTTGTAAGTCCTGCCCACCCCTACTTTAAGGAGGTAGAATGACTAACGAAGAGATAGCACCTTGCCTGGTATGCGGTAAGGAAATTTGTCAGTGTCCTGGTATAAACAGGGGTTCATTTGCCAAGTATGTTAAACAAGATAGTATAAGGGAAGGGATGTGGGAATTTATACTTGAGGTTAGGCAGTATCTTTGTAACACCGAATTTGCCCCTGAGCCATTCACTGCACCGATTGACATTGATGTTCTTAGAGAGATGGGGAATACTCAATTAAAGAAGATGGACTCTCAAGGTGTAGTGATAAGGGGTAGATACTTGGCTTATACTGATAGTTATGTAGTAGAGCCATTGATATAGGAGACTAAATGACAACCGACGGCAAAAACGGCAACGGTAAAAATGAACAACTAGAAATTGGTGATATAAAAGATGCATGGGAATTGGGGTATAAAGGTTCAACTAAACGTATATGGCATGCATGTGAGATTTGTGGTAGACCACGTTGGGTTCAACTAATAAAAGGTAAACCAGAAAGGAAGAGATGCCATCCGTGCTCTGTTAAAACAGGTGAAGAAAGTAACCATTGGAAGGGTGGGAAAACACGGACTGGGGATGGTTATGTGCAAATCAGATTACAACTTGGTGATTTCTTTTACCCTATGGCTATACGGAAGAATAAAACAGGGGGTTATATCTTTGAGCATCGGCTTGTTATGGCAAAGTATCTGGAACGCTGTTTACTATCATGGGAAATAGTGCATCACAGAAATGGAATCAAGGATGATAACCGCCTTGAAAATCTAGTGCTCTTGTCAGGGCAGCATGGGCATGTAGTAGATAGTATAGTCAAATCAGCATTGAAAAGATTAGAGGTAAAAGTAGACAAACAGAGCACACTTTTAAAAGAATTACATCAGGAAATACGCCTACTACGATGGGAAAACAAACAATTAAAAGAGAGAATTTCCAATGAATCCAATGTCTAAAAAAAGGGAAGCCAGGGTTACTGAAGTTATAAAGGCTATTAAAGACTCAAACGGCCTTTTAACGTTAGCTGCCAAAAAGGCAGGTTGCACCTATTGGACAGTTTGGAATTATAGTAAACAATTTCCCTCAGTGGCAAAAGCAATAGAAGAATCACATGAAACTATGCTGGACTATGCCGAAAGTAAACTGTATTCAAAGATTAGAGACGGCGATAACACAGCTATAATCTTCTACTTAAAAACACAAGGTAAATCCAGGGGATATATAGAGAGGCAAGAGGTAACTGGGGAAGGCGGTGGTCCGGTCACGTTAAAGGTAGTTTATGACAGTAGTGATTAAAGAACGGGAATACACCGTTAAGCTAAGAAAACCTCATAGCAAACAGGCTGAAATCAGGCAGAGTAAGGCAAAGCGGAGGGTTGTTCGGGCTGGTAGGCGAGGGGGTAAGACTGTCATATCTGCCACCATCTGCATTGACAAGTTCCTGGAAGGGCTTAGACCACTATACGCTACGCCCACAACAGACCAATTGGATACATGGTGGTATGAAATAAAGAAGGCATTAGCCGAGCCCATAGAGGCTGGCATATATAAGAAGAACGAAACTGAGCATACTATAGAAAGAGAAGGCACTAAGAACCGTATCAGGGGCAAAACTGCTTGGAACGCAGACATGCTCAGGGGTGATTATAGCGACTTCTTGGTACTTGATGAGTACCAACTGATGAATGAAGACACATGGGAGATAGTTGGGGCTCCCATGTTATTAGATAATGATGGGGATGCTATGTTTATTTATACACCTCCGTCATTGCACTCTCACTCTGTAAGCAAGGCTCGTGACCCGAGACATGCTGCTAAGATGTTTAAGAAGGCTCAATCAGATACATCGGGTCGGTGGGAGACCTTCCATTTTGCGTCACAGAATAATCCTTATATTTCACAAACTGCCCTATCAGCTATTACCCAAGATATGTCTAATCTGGCCTATAGGCAGGAAATAGAGGCGGAGGACATAGACGAAGTACCCGGTGCATTGTGGACAAGAGAACTTTTAGTGAAGAGTCGAGTTACCCAATACCCATCATTAACTCGGGTAATAGTAGGCGTAGACCCCCCAGGTGGCAGAACAGAATGCGGAATAGTCACTGCTGGCTTAGGGTCAGATGGACATGGGTATATCCTAGAAGATAGAAGTTTACACGGTTCCCCTGATACATGGGCTGATGCTGTATTAACTGCTTACAATCGCAATATGTCAGACATGGTAGTTGGTGAGCAAAACTATGGTGGAGACATGGTTGAGTCCACCATAATGCAAGCAGCTAAGGCAAGACAACAGATTGTACGTTATAAGATGGTTCATGCCTCAAGAGGTAAGGCAGTGAGAGCCGAGCCCGTAGTGGCCGGATTTGAGCAGTGGAGGATACACCTTGTCGGTGAGTTCCCCTATCTTGAAGATGAACTATGCCAATGGATACCCGGTGAAACAAAGGAATCACCAAACCGTATGGATGCTATGGTGTGGGCGATAACCGAGCTTATGCTAGGTGAACCCGAACCGAAAGAAGCGATAATAATTTACGATGCCATGTCCGAGGTGGAGGAATTAGATATATGAACGAGAGAAATAACCCTCAAGATGATTTAGAGGTTCTTATAAGAGAAGCCTCAGCCAGTGTGGGGGCAGACCTTGCTCTGGAAGACGCCGGCTGGATTAACCTCTCCGGTACTACGGGTGACGTTATCTCTGCAAACGAAAGGATAACAAACCTCCAAACATCAAGACTTTATTATGCCAC